AGATAAAAAAGATTTCTTAAAGGTAGCAGAATTCTTTTATGACACAATTCAAGGGGAAGGAATTAATATTGGACATCCTGCTATCTTTTTAAGATTACAGGGATGTACTCAAAACTGTATTTGGTGTGATACCAAAGAAGTATGGAGATTTGGAAATCCATATACATACCGCGAGCTTATAGATTTATTGATAGGAAGTGGAGCTGTTTCCAGATTAAAGGATGGTCATCATTTTGTAATTACTGGAGGGAGTCCTTTGTTACAGCAAGAGCACTTAATTTCATTTCTGACTGAATTTATAGTTAAATTTGGATTTATTCCTTATATTGAAATTGAGAATGAATGTACTATTATGCCCAATCAAAGACTTATAGATTTAGTCAGTTGTTGGAATAACTCTCCCAAATTAAGTAGCAGTCAAAATCCTTTTGAATTAAGATATAGACCTCAAATCTTGAGGACATTATCATCTTTACAAAACTCATGGTTTAAATTTGTAGTTTCTTCAGAGGCAGATTGGGAAGAAATTGAAAATGGTTTTATTTCTCACGGTTTAATAAAAAAGAATCAAATTATACTTATGCCACTTGGGGCTACAAAAAAGGAGTTGGAGATGAACCGGACTATTGTGGTGGATATTGCAATTGAAAATGGAGTAAGGTATGCCAGTAGAGAGCATATCATACTATGGGATAAAAAGACTGGTATTTAAGTAGTTATGAGGTTTTTAAAAATATTTATCGTTGTTACGACACTGTTTAAAAAATTAGTCGTATAATATGGCAGTAATTAAATTTTCAATTTTTTATTTTATTAATTTTTATTGTTTAACTAAATTTTATGTATTATGACAAGTGAAAAAGCACTGCGCGCAGCTGCAGAGGAATTGAATGATGTTCTTGGTCTGGATCCTGCTATCCCAACTGGTAAAAAGGTAGGGATTGATGTACTGACAGAAAAGATTAAGGAGGCCATGGGGCTTATTAATCCAAAGGAAGACAAGTTTTCAAAAGGAACCCAGGCAGTAATTGATGAGTTTTCGGAAGATGCTGATGATGATGAAGATGTTGATGATGCCGGAGAAGACGAAGAGGAAGAGGAGGAAGAAGAAGCACCGAAGAAAGGAAAAGGAAAGAAACCAGTAAAGGAAGAGGAAGAAGATGATGACGAAGAGGAAGAGGAGGATGACGAAGAGGAAGAGGAGGAAGAAGAGAAGCCAAAGAAAGGCAAGGGGAAAAAGCCAGTAAAGGAAGAAGAAGAGGAAGAAGAGGAAGAAGATGATGAGGATGATGAGGATGATGAGGATGATGAAGAAAATCTCATTGATCAGGTTGCCGGGGCAAAAAAGCTTGCCGACCTCAAAGCCATCGTGAAGGTGAATGATGAATTTAAACCTCTGAGGAGCAAACTCAGTTCCTACAAAACCGGAGATGAATTGAGAGAGGTTATGCTTGAACTGCTTGACGAAATCAATGCAGAGGAAGAAGACAAAGCATCTTCAAAGAAGGCAAAAGAAATTCACAAAAACAATATTGCCGACAAAAAAGTCTCTGGAAAAGCCGGGAAAGCAAGTGAAGAAGATGATGACGAGGAAGAAGAGGAAAAACCAAAGAAAAAGAAAGGGGGCATCAAAAAAGCCGGAGAAGAAGGAAAACCTGGTATTATAGCTACTATCGCATCCCTGGTCGAGAATGCCGGAAAGAAAGGAATCTCAAAGAAAGAAATCCTTGCCCAACTGCAGGAGGATTTCCCAGACAGGAACGAACAGAGTATGAAGAATACAATCAATGTTCAGGTTCCTGCCAGGATCAACAAAGAAAAGTTTGCCGTTAAAAAAGTCGGAGACGACCGCTATACCAAAGCATAGGAATTTTATCATGCAGAAGGTAGTTATTGGTCTATCTGGTGGTATGGACTCAGCAACCCTGCTCGGGATACTTCTCGGGCAGGGCCTTGAGGTCCATTGTTGTTCTTTTTACTATGGTTCCAAACATAATAAGTATGAGAACCGTGCTTCAGAAGATCTCATTGACTTTTATAGTTTTAAAAACTTTCCTGTCGTCAGTCATCCGATTGACGTCAGTTTTATTTTTAAAGAGTTTTCTTCTAACCTTCTTCTTTCTGGAGAAGAAATACCTGAAGGTAATTATACAGATGAATCCATGAAACTCACAGTAGTCCCGGGCAGAAATTTGATTTTTGCTTCTATCATGGCAGGACTTGCTGAATCCATTGGTGCCAAAAAAATAGCCTTGGGAGTTCATAGTGGAGATCATACAATATATCCTGATTGCCGTCCTGCATTTATTGAAATGCTAAATAGAACTATTCTATTGTCATCCGAAGAAAAGGTATCTTTAATTACTCCCTTTCTGAGAGACACAAAGGCAGGTATTTTGTATAAAGGTCTTTATGGAGTAAGTCCAAAAGTACCATATGAATTAACTCGTACATGCTACAAGGATCAAGAGTATGCTTGTGGTAAATGTGGTAGCTGTAGAGAAAGACTGGAAGCTTTTGCAATTCATGGAATGAAGGATCCAATAAAATATGAAGAATGAATAAATTATATATATCTTGGGAACAAGTCTTTGAAAGACTAAAACAATTTGATTATCAAGGTGCCATAATTTATGGAGTGCCAAAGGGAGGGATGATAGCAACCAGCTTTTTAAAGCATGCTCGTACAACTCATATTGTAAGTGAGGCAAATTTAATACTCGATGACTTAGTTGACTCAGGAGCAACGAGACAATGGTATCTAAAGACGTGGCCTATCATACCATTTAGGGGACTATTTGATAAAAGTGAGGAAGTAATTGATGATTGGATAGTATTTCCATGGGAGAGAGATCATCCTAATGGAGAAGAGACAATTGAACAAAATATAGTCAGATCTCTTCAATACATCGGGGAAGACGTAAATCGTGAGGGACTTATAGATACTCCAAGGAGGATTGTAAAATCATGGAAGGAAATTTATAGTGGATATAACCAGAATCCATCAGACTTAATGACTACTTTTACTAATGACAAACACGATGAAATAGTCTTGGTAAAAAACATTGAGATGTATTCTATGTGTGAGCATCATATGATTCCCTTCTTTGGTAAAGCACATATTGCTTATATTCCAGACAAAAAGTTAATAGGTTTGTCAAAACTTGCCAGACTTATTGATCTTTATTCAAGGCGCTTACAAATACAAGAGCGTATAGGAGATCAGGTTACTAATGCTTTAATGGAATATTTAGCTCCTAAAGGCGCCGCCTGTATTATTGAGGCAACTCATATGTGTATGCGAATGAGAGGAGTGGAAAAGCAAAATTCAGTTGCTGTTACTTCAAGCATGAAAGGTGCTTTTCTTGATAAGCCTGCTGCTCGTGCCGAACTCATGCAATTAATCAAGGAATGAAAGTTTATACTGCTGGCAATGTTGGCATTATATCTCGGGAAAGGGATTATGCTAAACTTATCAGAAGAAGATTATTATCTTATTACGAAATTTCCCAGAGTCTGTTTGCCTCTGATCAGTCATTCAATCTTATAGTAAAAAGAAATGAAAGTATACTTAGCAGGAGCACCAGGAGGAGGATCAACCGGACTATGTAGGAGAGAGAAGGAGTTAAATAGACTCTGGAAATTACGTCTTTGGTCTTATTATCACTTAATTTTAGTAAACGGAATTATGCCAAACGAAAACAAAAAAAGAGTAGAACTTTTTCTTGACTCAGGAGCTTATTCAGCATGGGCTCAAGGAAAGGAAATAGATATCCAAAAATATATTGAGTTTATCAAAGAAAATATCAACGTCATTGATATTTATGCTAATCTTGATGTTATTGGAAATGCTGAAGCAACGTGGAAAAACCAACTGATTATGGAAAAGGCAGGATTAAATCCATTGCCTGTTTTTCATTATGGAGAAGATATAAAATGGTTAAAGAAATTACTGGATAAGCAATATTCATACATAAGTCTTGGTGGAATGGTACCTATCTCAACAGGAGATCTTTTTGTATGGCTTGGGGAATTATTCTCAAATTATCTGACAGACAAACATGGAATGCCTATTGTAAAAGTTCATGGATTTGGTCTTACCAGTTTAAGATTAATGCTTAAATATCCATGGTATTCAGTAGATAGTACTTCTTGGGTAGTTACAGGAAGAATGGGATCAATATATATCCCAAGATATAGAAATGGACAATGGATATATGGTGAGGATTCTTGGAAAGTGGCTGTTTCTAATAAAAGCCCTGACAAGACTGAAGCCGGAAAACATATAAATACATTCAGTACGGAAGAAAAGAAAATATTGTTGAGGTATATTCATGAAAAAGGATATTCATTGGGGGCTTCGAAATATAAGACCGTAAGTAGTGGATATGAGTTGGAGGAGAATGAGAAATTTGTAGACAAAAAACCTACAGATAAGAAAGCAAAGAGAGAAGTCGAAATTATTATTGAACCTGGAGTCTCCAATATGTATCAATTGAGGGATGAGATGAATATTATATACTTCTTAGATCTTGAAAAAAGCATGCCTAAATGGCCGTGGCCTTTCAAAAAACAGAATGTCCAAAAAGGTTTATTTTAATAAGCATGAAAATATTTTTTCAAACTCACGATAGAGGTGGTCTTGAAAATGAACGTCTATTATTTGTACAATTTAATAGAATGTTGAAAAGAGATCCAGCAGTAGTTGCAAAACTTACTGGTAAGTTATGTTTTAGTTTCTTTTGGGATGCCTTGAGAGCAAAGATGCAAGATAAAAACTCTCCAATTGATTACTCCTATATTGAAAAACATTCATCCTTAACAAAGATAAAATGAAAATATTCATGTCTGCTTGGTTAACTGACCGAAGCCTTGGAAAAAGTCTAACCAAAAAAGGAGCATCCAGAAGATTGCTTAGTTTTTATTTTTTAATTGAGCAAAAAATTTCCAGTGCTCTCCTTGCTAAATACCATGAGACTGGTAAATGTGATCCCAGAAAACATAAAGTGTAAAAGCATTATTTAATGAGAGGAGTCCCTTTTATAAGGCATAGAATATAATGCCTTAAAATTATAAATGTATAATTTACAAATGAAAATATATTTAGCCGGAGGGATGACTGTCATGAATGTCAAAGGTAGGGAGAAGATACTAAGCCAGAAATTTGATACATGGAAACGATTATTTAGTTACCATTACATTATTTTAATTTATAAATCAGAAATACTTAATATTAAAGAGAATGATAATAGACAAAGTGAAATTACAGGAAGCTCTGGAAATAGTGAAACCGGGGTTAGCAAATAAAGAAATTGTAGAGCAGTTTACTTCATTTGCATTTGTTAATGGAAAGGTGGTTACTTATAATGATGAAATAAGCATATCTCATCCGGTAGATGGTTTAGAGCTTGAAGGAGCTGTAAAAGCAGATAAACTGTATCCTTTACTTTCTAAAATTAAAAAGGATGAGATAGAAATAAGTATCATCAAAAATGAAATTATACTTAAAGCAGGCCGAATAAAAGCAGGACTATCAATGCAAAGCGAAGTCACTCTGCCATTAGATGAAGAAATTGCACAAAAGAAAAAGTGGAAGCCTCTGCCTGACAATTTTACAAAGTTTTTAAGTTTTGCTATGGGATCCTGTTCCAGAGATTCTACTAAATCTATCTATTGCGTACATGTTCAAGAAAAAGGATTTATAGAAGGTACCGATAATTACAGACTCACCAAATGTGATTTGAATGCCCAAATGCCTGTAAAAACTTTCCTTATCCCAGCACCATCTGCAGCACAGGTAGTAAGAATAAGTCCTACTAAAATAGCCGAAGGTAATGGATGGATTCATTTTAAAAATGATATAGGTACTCAAATCTCATGTAGATTATTCTCAGAAGATGAATTTCAGGATACTTCTAATTTTTCAGATTTGAAAGGAATTAGGTTAGTCCTACCTAAAACTATCAGAGATGCTTTAGACAGGGCTTCTGTTTTTTCAAAAATGGATAATCCTCTTGAAGAAGAAGTGATTATTAGTATTGGAGATAAAAGGTTTAAGATGAGAGCAGAAGCAGATTCAGGATGGTATGAAGAGGAAATAAATCTTAAGTATAAAGGGAATCCATTAGTGTTTGCAATAACACCAAGTCTGCTGAGGGGTATATTATCTGAAACTGGAGTATGTGAATATACTAAGAATAAACTAAAATTTGAAGGAGAAGGTTGGTTTCATATAACTGCTTTAAGAGAAATTAAACAATGATAGAAGGATTCTTTAGTAAGAAAGATCTTGAGTCTAAAACTCGTCCTACAGGAAAGTCACATTCTTGCGTTTCTTGTGGTTTATATAAAACTTGTAACAACTCAAGGATGGCACCTTTTGGGAAATTCAAAAAAGGCATTCTAAATATAGGAGAAGCTCCAGGTGAAGTAGAAGATAGAGTGGGAAAACCATGGCAAGGAAAAACAGGTAAACTTTTACAACAAACTTACAAGGATCTTGGAATTGACCTATTTGAAGATTGTCTAAACATAAATTCTATTATTTGTCGACCTTCTGACAAAAATGGACATAACAGGACCCCTACTAATGTTGAAATAGAATGTTGCAGGAAGAATGTATTAAAAATTATTGACTCATATAAACCAAAGTTAATAATTCTATTAGGTAATGCGGCTGTATATAGTTTAATAGGACATAGATGGAAGAGGGATCTTGGTGGAATAATGAAATGGAGAGGATGGACTATTCCAGATCAAGATTTCAAAACATGGATTTGTCCTACTTTTCATCCGAGTTATGTTGAGAGATCTGATGAAAAGGTAGAAGAAGTTATTTGGAGACAGGATTTAAAAACAGCATTTGATTTGATTGCAACTCAAGAATATCAAGGTAAAAAGTTTTTACTGCATTCCTTCCCAAAGTATAAAGAACCAAACATTGAAGTAATAGATGACTTATACGTACTGACAAATATTAGAGGTGGGTATGTAGCATTTGATTATGAAACTACTGGACTAAAACCTCATGCTCCTGGACATCGTATAGTCTGCTGTGCCATAGCAAATGGTCCAGACCATGCTTATGTTTTTATGATGCCAAAAACAAAAAAGGAAAGGCAGCCTTTAATAGATTTGTTGATAGATAAGCGTATAGAAAAGGTTGCTTCTAATATGAAGTTTGAAGATACTTGGACAAAGGTCAGGCTTAAATGTAAAGTATTAAAATGGAAACATGATACAATGATAATGGCTCATGTGCTTGACAATAGACCGGGAATTACAAGTTTGAAATTTCAAGCCTATATAAATTTTGGAATTGTAGATTATGATAGTGAAATATCTCCATATCTTGAGGCAGATAAAACAAATGCTAATAGCTTTAATAAAATCCTTGATTTGATAGCAAAGCCTGGAGGTAAAGAAAGTCTATTAAAATATTGTGGATATGATGCTATTTATGAATATCGATTAGCACAATTTCAAATAGAATCAATGTTGCCTTTCTAAAAATGTAATAAACATTAATATATTATGATAATAAATCCAAGAACTGAAGAAGCATATCAATTATTCCATAATGGAATTTTAGCACTTGCCAGAGCTGAACAGCAAGGCATTCGTATCGATTTGGATTATGTAGATAAAAAAATAAGATTCCTTAATCGGAAAGTAGATAGACTTGAGGAGGAGTTTAAAGAAACAAGTTTTTTTCGTCATTGGCAACATAGTTCTAAGCGTACTGTAAATATATACTCTAATGAACAGCTTGCCTCTTTCCTTTACAATGTAAAAGGGATGAGAATTGAAAAGGAGACTGCTACCGGAAAAGGAGCAACAGACGACGATGCTCTAATTCAAATGAATATTCCAGCATTAAATGTTTTACTTCGAGCAAAAAAGTTAAAAACCGTAAAAGAAAAATACTTAAAGTCTTTTCTAAGAGAACAGGTAAATGGATATATCCATCCATTTTTTAATTTACATTTAGTTGTAACATATAGAGGTTCTTCAGACCATCCTAATTTTCAAAATATGCCAAAGAGGGATGAAGAATCTATGCAAATTGTACGAGGGGCTGTATATCCAAGATTAGGGCATTTAATACTCGAAGCTGACTTTAAAGGAATAGAAGTATCTGTAGCGGCATGTTATCATAAAGATTCTAATATGTTAAAGTATATTAGAAATCCAGCTTCTGATATGCATGCAGATATGGCTAAACAAATTTTCATGGTAGATGATTTTGATAAATTTCAACCATCTCATTATTTACTCAGGCAGGCTGCAAAAAATGGATTTGTATTTCCTCAATTTTATGGAGACTATTATAAAAATTGTGCAAATAATATGGCTTGTACTTGGGGAAAGTTACCTAAAGGTAGTTGGAAAAAAGGACAAGGTATAGAAATGGAATCCACATTTCTATCTAACCATTTAATTTCACAAGGAATAAAATCTCTTGAATCTTTTGAAAACTACTTAAAAAAGATCGAAAAAGATTTTTGGTTTAAAAGATTTCCAGAATATAGAGAATGGAAGGAAAGATGGTGGAATATTTATCAAAAATATGGATACTTTACTTTGCTGACTGGATTCAGTTGTAGCGGAATAATGGACAAAAGACAAGTTACAAATTATCCAATTCAAGGAACCGCATTTCATTGTCTTCTCTGGGCATTAATAAAAACAGATAGGATTATTCGTAAAATGAAATTAGACACCAAAATAATAGGACAAATTCATGACTCATTAATTCTCGACGTACATCCTGACGAATTAACATTCATTACTAAAACTATTAAAAGAATAATAAATGAGGATTTACCAAATACATGGAAATGGATTATTGTTCCGATGGAAGTTGAAATGGAAGCTTCTCCTATTAATGGTTCTTGGGCTTTAAAAGAAAATTTTAAGATTTAAAAATAACTCGTATAATATAAATAAAATCATCAAAATGAGTTTGTATTTAAAATATCGACCACAAAATTTAGAAGAGGTAAAAGGCAACGCCGACATAAAATCTTCCTTGGCAAGTTTGCTCTCAAAGAGAGAAGAGTGTCCTCACTCTTTTTTATTATATGGTCCTACTGGATGTGGCAAAACTACAATAGCTCGAATTATTGCTAATATGCTCGATTGCAAAGGAAGTGATTACAGAGAGATTGATTCTGCCGATTACAGAGGAATTGATATGGTAAGAGAGGTACGAAAATTATCTGGATTTAAACCCATTGAAAGTAAATGCCGAGTTTGGGTATTAGATGAATGTCATAAAATGTCAAATGATGCTCAAAACGCCTTACTAAAAATATTGGAAGATACTCCTAAACACGTATATTTCATTCTTTGTACCACAGACCCAAAAAAGTTAATTGAGACTATAATTGGAAGGTGTACCCTGCTTCAAGTTAAACCGTTGTCTGATCCTCAAATGCTTTCATTATTAAAACGAATAACAAGAGAGGAAGGAAGTAGAGTAGATCAAGAGGTTTATGATATTATAGTAAATGATTGTAAAGGCAGACCAAGAAATGCCATACAAAAACTGGAATTAGTTCTTAATGTCAGCAAGGATCAGCAACTTGAAATTGCAAAGCAAGCCGAGGTAGAACAAGCACAGGCAATAGACCTTTGTAGAGCCTTGATAAAAAAATCAAGTTGGGGGGAAATATCGAGAATATTAAGGGGTTTAAAAGAATCTGAAATAAATGCAGAAGATGTAAGAAGGCTTGCAATGGCATATTTTTCTGCAATTGTAATAAAGTCAGATAACCGGAGAGCAGGACTTATCCTTGAAATGTTTAATGATCCATTTTATGATACTGGATTTCCTCAATTGGTATTGACATGTTATTTAATTTATAATGAAAAATGATTATGAGAGAAACAATTTTAAAATTAAGGACAATTTTGCCTGCTGAACAGTTTATTGTAACTGGTTCTTTCGCATTGGCAGAATATGGACTAATGGACTTTTCTGTTGTGCGTGACTTGGATATTATCCTAATCAAACCTGGAATTTATACAATAGAATGTATAAATCGGTTTATGAAAGATTTTCCGGCTCCTACAACTAAAAATGTCAAGATGTTGGAAATTCCTAAACCTGAAGAGGAGGCTGACATAAGACATTTAAAGGATGTGACTAATAAAGAAGATGGAAAAAAGAAGAAAGCAAGGGATGATTATGATGATTGGGATGAGGAAGAGGAAGAGGTAATTGAACTTCATAAATCTAAATTAGGAAGAGCTGCAACAAAACAAACAAAAAGTGAAACTCTTTCAATATTTATGTATGATAAAATAAAGGTAGACATCTACATCCGAGAAGATTTTAACGAGCCTACCTTACTCATTAATGGTTTACATTATGCCACTATTCAACACATCATTGTCGCAAAACAAAGCTATGGCAGAATAAAAGACTGGTTGCAATGCAGAGAGATGGCAAGGAAAATATTTAATCCTGATGTCTTTGAAAAAGAATTAAACAGAGATTGGAAAGGTATGCTAAGGGAAGGAGATTCATAATATGAACTACGAAAGAGATATGGAAATTGATGAGACTGCTCTTGATATTGAGTGGTTAGATCAAGCAGAACTTGCTTTAAAATATGGAAAAATTTATGCTTCTCGTAAAAGAGATCTTGCCAAGGCAGAGGAAAGAGTTAAAGTGATTCGAGCAGAGTTAATAGCAGAAGCAAATTCCGATCCTAAGCATTGCTGTGGAAAGGATAAACCTAATGCCGCAGATATTGAAGCATATTATCGGAATAATCTTTCACATAAAAAAGCAAAAGAAGAGTGGGTGCGTGCTCAATATGAACTGGATATGGCAGAAATTGCTAAAAACGAAGTTAGTTTTACAAGAAAGGCTGCTCTTGAAAATTTGGTCACTCTTTATGTGGCAGGATATTTTGCAGGACCAAAGATGCCAAGAAATTTAGTTTCTGAGAGAAAAAAGAAAAGAGATCAAAAAATATCAGACGCTGGGGTAGCTTCAAAATTAACCAGAAGAAAATGATAACAAATGAATGAAGGTTGGTATACTTTATATAAAACTTTATTATGGATAATTGCATCTATGATTTGTGTATACTTTTTTGCAAGGATACTTACTCGAGGAGTCCTTGATGAAATTAACAATTATTTTCTAAAAAAGTTCAAGAATAATCAATTTAAAAACGAAAAACAAAATGGTAAAAAAACGTACAAGGAGTAGTTTCAGAGGTAAAGTATCGTCTGATGCTAAAAGACAGCAATCTGCTGGATCAAATTATGGGTACTTGAAATTAAAAAAGGGAATGAATGTATTCTCCCCTGAACCAGGTGCCAAAAATGTACAGCTTGACTTTATACCGTATGAAGTCACAGATCCAAAACATCCTGACAGAAATTCTGATACTGGAGTAGCAATGGTAGGAGACTTGTGGTACAAAAGACCATTCTGGATTCATAGAAAGATTGGTGGAGGGGATGGAGATACCGTAGTATGTCTACAATCAATTAAAAAACCATGCCCTATTTGCGAAGCCAGAGCGAAAATGGCAAAGTCAGGAAAAGCAAGTAAGGAAGATTTGGCTCCTATGAACAGTTCAAAAAGAAATCTTTATAATGTAATTCCTCTAAATCAAAAAGGGTTTGACCAAAAGCCTTATATCTTGGATATTGCTCAGACTCTTCTTCAAAACTTATTAAATGATGAGTTGGAAGAGAATGATGCCAACGAGGTATTTCCAGATCTCGAAGAAGGGAAAACATTAAAGATACGCTTTTCATCAGAGAGAATTGGAAAGGGCAACCCTTATGCCGAAGCAAAGAAAATTGAATTCATTGAAAGAGATGAACAATACACCGAAGATATTTTAAGCGATGTAATTAATCTCGATGAGGTATTAAATATACTTTCATATAATGAATTGAAAGCAAAGTTTGAAGAGACGGAAGATGAAGAGGATAATGATGATTTGGAAGATGATGATGAAGAGGATGAAAAACCTTCCCGTAAGAAAAGACCTTCGAAAAAAGATGATGATGAGGATGATGAGGATGATGATGAGGATGATGAGGATGATGATGAGGATGATGAGGATGATGAGGATGATGATGAGCCAAAGAGAAAGAAAAAGCCTGTCATGTCCAAAAGAAAACCAATAAAGGAGGACGATGATGATGAAGACGAAGAAGAGGAGGACGATGATGATGAAGACGAAGAAGAGGAAAAGCCAAAGAAAAAGAAAGGATTAGTAAGAAGATCATCAAAGGACGATGATGAAGACGATGATGATGAAGACGATGATGATGAAGACGATGAAGAGGAGGAAAAAAGACCGTCACATTTGCAAAAAAAAAGGAAACGATAGATAAAACCATCAAAAAGAAATGTCCTCACAATCATAAATTTGGCAAAGATTTTGACGAAATGAATGATTGTGCGGAATGTATGGTTTATGACCTTTGTATGGATGAAAGTGAAAATTAATTATGTTAAACATCCAATCAGCAAAAACAACTAAGAAATTCGTGGGGGCATTTTTACCTCCACGAATTCATAGTTATTTGACTTTATATAGTTTAGCAAAAGGAACATTCAAATCAAAATTAATCCGAACTTTACTTGAATCCTGGATTAATAAACAAAAAAATAAAGAACCAGATGCCAAGCTTATACAGCAAGTAATTAGTAGACTCAATCATCAATGGATGACTTCTAAAGTACTTAATCCCTCACTTGCCTTTTATGACTTTAAAGCTATAATAAGGCAAGACTTATTAGATAAAGGGCTACTTGAATGCGACGTAGAGAAAATTTTAAAAGGAATAAACGAGAAATGATAAGAAGAAATAAGACAAAAGATTCCCTTAGTGAACAGGTGAAAAGAAAAGCATCAAAACCTATTACAAAAAAAGATGACTATGATGGAGACTTTGGAATGGTTATTAGCACCGGAAGTACATTACTTGACTTGGCTATATCAGGAGGACGAATTCATGGTGGAGGGATACCAGGTGGTATATTGGTAGAAGCTTTTGGTCCCAATGGCAGTGGTAAAACTGTATTACTATCTGAATGCGCAGGGGAGGTACAACGAAAAGGAGGAGATGTAAGATTTGATGACCCTGAAGCTCGCCTTAATAAAACATTTGCCAGAATGTTTGGCTTGGAAATTCCTGACGAAAACTACTTTGTACCTGATACCGTCACCGAAGTTTTTAGAAGTATCAGAAAATGGACTCCTAATCCGGCAAAAAATAAACGTAATATTATTAATGGAGTATTTGCAGATTCCCTTGCTGCCTTGTCTACAGATATGGAAATGGAAAAGGAAGAAGGAGATAAGATGGGAATGAAAAGGGCCAAAGATTTTAGTGAGCAGTTAAGAAAAACATGCCGCATCATAAAAGAAAAGAATTATTTGATGATGGCCAGTAATCAGGTTCGAACAAATACAGACGCGGGGGCTTATGGAGCTAAATATAACACTCCAGGAGGTTTGGCAATGGGATTTTATTCCAGCCTAAGACTAAAATTTAATACTCCAGAAAAAATCAGAATAAAGAAAAAGATTGCTGGAAAGGAAAGAACTCGAGTCATAGGAGTAAACGTTGACATTGAAGTATTTAAAAGTTCAATCTGGAAACCATACCATATAGCCCCGGTGACCATACTCTTTGACTACGGAATTGATGATATAAGACAAAATCTTCAATTTATCAAAGATTATAAAAACAAAAAAGTTTATACTCTTAATGACGAAAGTCTCTCAAATGAAATGGACAAAGCTATCAGAACTATTGAAAATGATACTCTGGAAAGTCAATTAAAAACTGAAGTAATTGATTTATGGGAAGAAGTAGAATCCAAATTTATATCCAAACGTAAACCAAAAAGAAGATGAAGGCTGTTATTATAATTTTTATCCCTCCAAGAAGTAGTCAGGAGGAAAAAGACTTTTTAGATGAGAACCTAAAAAAGTTGAAAGATAATAGGGCACATAAAGGATTTGAGATATTTTATATTGAGGATCCCGCCAGGACAAAGGCTGAAGTAGAAGTATTTTTTAAACCAAAATAAAATGAAAGGCAGGGAGCGTTCTTTTAAATTCACAACTTGCGATTTTGATGAGTTGGTCATCCTACATCTTTACCCTGCCTTTCTTTTTTAAATTTAAAACCATTTAATAATGGACGATTCAAGAGAATTAGAATTTCTTAGAAATTACAAACCATCGATAGATGATTTAAAAAATTGTAAACCATCAATAAACAATTTAACAATGGATAGAACATGTGAATTATGTGGACATAGGAATGAAGAGAACTGTAATTCCTGTCCAGATATGGAAAAACCAAAGGTCACCCAAATCAGAGGGACAGCCTACCCAATGAACGAGTTCTTTTGGAAGCTGAAGTATCCACAGCATTGGAAAGCACTTCAAAAAATTAAAGAACTTGTTGTGACAATGACTCAAGGTGAGGTAACAGTCCATTTTAGATACCCAGAAGCAAAGAAACCAAAAATAATAAACAAGGAAAATGAAAAGGACAAAACACAAGGACAGAATACCCAAAGCACTTAGAATACTTGCAATAGATCCTGCCACACATTGTGGCTATGCCGTAAGTCGTAAACTATATGGTGTATGGGATCTAACACCTAAACGAGACGAAAGTATTGGTATGAGATTGATAAGATTTCGTGCTAAGATGAATGAAGTCATAGAGTCTGAAAAAATAAATGTTGTGGTGTTTGAACGTCCTGGTGGGCAACATGCTGGAGCAGTTATTGTTCAATCAGAGATACAAGGACAGATTAAAGTCATATGTGAAGACCATAATATTGAGTACAGAGCATACTCCAGTCAAGAGATGAAAAAATATGCTACTGGAAAAGGGAACTCAGGAAAGCCAGCCATGATTGCTGCAGCAAAGGAAAGACTGGGATACAAAGGAAATAATGATAATGAAGCGGACGCTTTATGGTTATTAGAAATAGCACAAAACGATTACAAAAATTAAATCTAATTAAAATGGAAGCAAAAACAATTTGGTTATTAATTTCAATGGCTATATTCATAGCATATGTGATGCCAGTTACAATGAAATTTGGAGTACTACAATCAATCTCGCACTCATATAAACATATTACCAACAAAATCTGGTACACCTTGTTTATGTGGGGGATTGCAATCCCTCTATTTCCTGTAGTTAGTTATTCGGGATGGTTTTTCTTTGCGGGGGCTGGACTAATATTTTCTGGGATAGCAGTTGGAGGGAATGCAGACATAACTATTAAAGTTCATGTAGCTGGAGCGACAGGTGCCATAGCATGCGGAATAGCCGGCATGGTATTTTCCTTACATGAGTATTGGTTGGCTATTATAACCACTGCCATAATAGGAATACTCTACTTCACTAAGCTAAAAAATCACACATATTGGATTGAAGTGATTGCATACGCTTCAATTATTTACGCATTATTAAAGACAGACATATTATGAAAATAACAATTAAATCAATTGAAGCAGAAATAATTGATACTTCTACTCCATTGGAAGATCAATTCATAATCAATCATTGGATTGTTAAATATGAAGTAAGTTTCCTTCCAAGGCAATATACTCACATTGAAGGAGCTATTTTACTTGAGTCTGACGATGGAGTCGTGCCTGTACATAAAATCATGAGTTGGTTGCATTCTATTTATGATGGTATGGAAAAAAGAATAAATAAAGTGGTAAAATTATGAAAAAATATGTGGTTGGTTTCTTATTTACACACAATAAGAAAAATGTTATTCTTATTAGAAAGAATAAACCAGAATGGCAAAAAGGATTACTTAATGGAGTAGGAGGAAAGATAGAAAAAAATGAAACTCCTGACCAAGCCATGACAAGGGAATTTTATGAAGAGACCGGACTTATTGTTATACTTTGGAATAAGATATGTACCTTAACAACCTCTGATAAAAGTGCATTTGTTACTTTTTATTCAGCAGTAGCCACTCACAAATTTGAAGTCATAACAACAACGGACGAGCCAGTAATCTCTGTTCCTGTAAAGAACCTATATCGTATTTCTTGTATTCCTAATCTGAGATGGTTAATCCCGATGTGTTTAGATCCTGATCATGTATCAGGTAATGTAATTTGTACAAATTCAATGCCATGATTAAGTCAATTGATATACAAAACTTCCAAAGTCATTCCGACACAAAACTTGAACTTCATAAAGGAGTTAATATTATTATTGGTAATTCCGACGCTGGTAAAACTGCTATTATCAGAGCATTACGTTGGGTTATTTGGAATCGACCTTCCGGATCATCAATAAAATCATGGTGGGGAGACAAAACAAAAGTGGTATTAGAAGTAGAAGAGGGCAGTGTAAATAAAAGTAAAGATAAGCAAGATTTATATATTGTAAAAACTTCTTCGGGAAAATCTTACACTCTTAAAGCTTTCGGTACTTCAGTCCCAGAGGAAGTTAGTAATCTCCTTACTATTAATGAAATAAATTTACAACAACAACTTGACTCTCCATTTTTATTAAGTAAGACTTCAGGACAAATAGCTTCTTACTTTAATAAAATTGCCAAACTGGATGAGATTGATTTAAGTCAAAAGAATGTTCAATCTTGGATAAGAAAATTAAAATCAGACATTGATCATAATAGAAAACAAATAATTGATAAAAAGAAAGAACTTAAAAAGTTTGATTTCATTGAGAAATTTGAAATTGAACTTGAGGTAGTAGAAGAAATGGAAAAAAAGTTAAAGACTTTAAGAACCTCTTCTAACAAATTAATGGACCTTAATGCATCTTACTATGATAATAGAATAGAAACAGATTTATATTATCCTTATCTTGAATTAGAAAATAAAGTAGACACCACCTTAGAATTATACAATAAAAAAAGGGAATATGAAAAACAATCTGGAAAACTTTATTCTATTATTATCTCTATCATATCTAACAAAAAAAAGATTGAAAAAGAGAAAACCCTATTACCAATAGAAAATAAAGTAAATGCCATACTCCTATTATATAAAAATATAAACATATTAAATAACGAGTACGAACCTCTAAGTAATCTTATATCTAATATAAAGTCAACGGAGAGGTCAATAAAAAAATCTAAGATAATGCATGAGGATTTGTCGAGAGAATTCAATAAATCATTTCCTGACAGATGTCCTCTATGTGGTCTTGATGTTCCTCACGATGCTCATGATATTAAACATTATGGAAGAGAAACAAAAAAAAGATATCTTTAATATGAAAAGAACAAAAAGAAATAAAATAGCCTCTACAATACTTTGCTCAGATATACATCTAAGCGAAGGTATTCCAGTTTGTCGTACTGATAACTATTCTGAGAGACAATGGATCAAAGTAGATTTTATTTCAGAACTACAAAAACAATTAGATTGTCCTGTCCTTCATGCAGGAGATTTATTTGACCATTGGAAACCAAGTCCTTATTTATTACGAAAAGCAATACTACACCTTCCAAATAATTTCTATACGGTATATGGTCAACACGATTTACCACAACATAATTTAAAGTTAGTTAACAAATGCGGCATAAATGTATTAGAAGCTGCAAAAAAATTAGAATTGTTAGGAGCTTTTTCCGCTTCTGCAGGAAGTCATTCTTCCACTGAGATAGTTGGAATTCATTGGGGACAAAAACCTCCTATATTTGAAAATGATGGAGGAAGAAAAGTACTTGTTTGGCATCATCTAACATATATAAGTAAACCATTCCCTGGTGCTACTGGAGGCATGGCACAAGGTATACTTAGAAAATATCCTCAATTTGACTTAATCTTAACTGGGGATAACCATGAATCTTTTGTAGAAGAATATAAGGGAAGATTGTTAGTCAATCCAGGATCTATGATGAGAATGGATGCTGGTCAAACAAATCATAAACCATGTGTTTATATTTGGTATGCTGAGGATAATAGTATTGAGGTAAAATATCTTCCATATGAAGACGGGGTAATTAGCAGAGAGCATATTGAAAAAAAGAAAAAAAGAGATGCAAGGCTTAATTCATTTATTTCTAAATTAAGTGGGGATTGGAAAGCAAGCATGAGCTTTGTAAAAAATCTTCAATATTTTGATAAAGTAAATAAAGTAGATTCAGAAGTAATGAAAATAATTTATAAATCCATTGAAAACCAAAAAAGATGAAAAGAACAAAATTTGAAGGACCTTCTAATTCACTAAAACATGAATTAGAAAGATTAGTAGTATCTACTAACAAAGTATTAAAACCTGCAGTATCCTACATGAGTGTAATAGAATTATTAAGAAATGTACACCCTAACTGGAGATCTGATTATGCTTATAAATTGAGGGATGCCGCAATGATTCATCCATCAGAAGTCAGTGAATTCACTGCTCCGGTATTAAGAATCCCAAAATATAAGTGGCATGGCTAATCAACCAAGTCCATTAGTATTACTTCGTCTGAAGTTAGGGGAATTAAAGTCAGCAAAAAGACATTCAAAAATATCTTTTGAAGAAGGAAAAATTGATAACATAGAACATGCTATACATATTAAAAACTTAGATCCTTTAATTTACAATTATGTAGAGGCAATTGAAATATTAGAAATTAATTTAAAAGAAAAATCATGAGCATGTCAGAAAAAGATTTGTTAGATTTGAAAGAGCAAATCAATGAAGCAAAGACAAAAGTTTCTGAGTTGACCGGTCAAAAGCAAATACTAATGAGACAACTAAAAGAAACTTGGGGATGTGACACTATTGAGCAAGCAGAGAATAAACTCGAAGAACTAAATAAACGTACTAATTCTCTCGAAAAGAAAATTACAATAGCTTCAAGAGAATTAGAAGAGCAATTAAACAGTTTGGAGGATGAATAATGGATAGAAGATCATTTTTTAAAGGAATGTTTGGTGCCGCTGCAATAGCAGCATTACCCAAACCTGTGTTGGACAAAATGGTAGAAGAGCCAGTTATCCTACCATCCAAATTACATGAAATTGATAAAGAAGAAATTCCAATAGAGAAAGGATGTCCTTTTGACGAACCTATCCTCGATTATAAAAGTGATGGATTGGCCATTTGGAGAGGAGATCAATTAGTTGCAACGTCTTATGCTTTCTCTCTGGTAATGGAGTGCGATCTTGTTGACGTATCTTCCTTAGATAGTAATTCTTGCTATGCCGAATGGATCCGAGGAAATAGATCATGGCAGTTAAGCACAAGATACATAGATTGGTATGTTGATCCAGAGGAAATTCTTTTAACCCAAGAACCTCTAAATTTTATAATGAAAAATAAAGATTGTCAAATGACTGGAGAGTGTGTATTGTCCTGCATGGAAACGAATATCTCAATAGGACATCCAAAATATCAAAATTGCATATTTGAAGGATCAGGTAATGTTACAATAGTGGTAGAAAATCATGACGAAGGAAATTAGAAATAGACTGGAACGAATAAAAGGACAAAGAGATCAGATATCTCAAGATTTGAAAACTCTCAAAGAGGAATTGACCTCTTCTAAACATTCATTAATTAAGCATGAAAAAGCACTTGAAATAATTCGAATTGTTAGTTTAGAAACTCAAAAACAATTACAATTTAGAATTTCTGAAATTACTTCTCTTGCTCTTGATGCTGTATTTTCTAATCCTTATGAATTAGTCGTAGAGTTTGTCCAAAGAAGAAATAAAACCGAATGTGATATTTATTTTGTAAGGGATGGTAATAAAGTAGATCCATTAAATGCAGCAGGAGTAGGGGCAATAGATGTTGCTACCTTTGCTTTAAGAGTTGCAGTATACAGTATGATTGAGCCTCATTCAAGAAACATATTAATATTGGATGAACCATTTAAACATCTTAAAGGAGAGGAAGAGAATCATAGAGTATTAAATATGATAAATGAAATATCTCGAAGAATGAATTTACAAATACTCATGGTTAGTGATGAAAGAATTTCAAAGGAAGATATTATTGAAGCAGCTGACAGAGTATTTGAAGTAAAGAAAAGAAAAGGAGTTTCAAAAGTTGTACAGTTATGAAAAAAGTAGTATCAACAGAAAAAAGACCAATCAAGTTATGGTTAGATGAAATTGAAGAAGGTGCAATAGAGCAAGCAAAGAATCTTGCCAATCTTCCATTTGCTTATAAGCATATAGCCATTATGCCAGATGCACATCAAGGTTATGGGATGCCTATTGGTGGTGTGCTTGCTACTCAAGGGGTTATAATCCCAAATGCGGTAGGTGTGGATATTGGCTGTGGAATGTGTGCTGTAAGAACATCGCTAACAGACATATCAAAAGATGATCTTAAAAAAATTATGGGTAAGATCAGAGAGGTTGTGCCGGTGGGATTTGCACATCAGAAAATAAAACAATCTTCCGGCAATATGCCTTTCTCTTCATTCGGACAAGTGGTTGCAAAAGAGTTAGAGTCGGCTCATAAACAACTCGGAACTCTTGGTGGTGGTAATCACTTTATTGAGATTCAAAAAGGATCAGATGGTTATGTATGGATAATGATACATTCCGGTTCCCGAAATCTTGGTAAAAAAGTTGCTGACTATTATAATAAAGTAGCTCAAAAATTAAACGAGCGATGGTATTCAGTAGTTAACAAGAAATTGGATTTGGCATTTCTTCCAATAGAGATTGATGAAGCAAAGGCTTATAAGTGTGAGATGGATTACTGCGTGGATTTCGCTCTCGCCAACAGAAGGTTAATGATGGAAAATATTAAGTGGTGTTTTACAGATATTGTGAGTCGTATTGAATATGACAAAATGATAAATATTGCACACAACTACGCTCGTTGGGAGAATCATTTTGGTCATAATGTGATCATTCATCGCAAGGGAGCTACATCTGCAGGGCTTGGTGAGGTAGGAATCGTACCTGGATCACAAGGAACATTATCATATATTGTTAAAGGCCTTGGCAATCAGGAGTCATTTACTTCATGCTCACATGGTGCAGGAAGAAGGATGGGGCGTAATGAAGCTATGAAAAAACTCGATCTTGAATCGGAAATAAAACTCATGGACGATCAAGGAATTATTCATGGTATAAGGAACGTGGCTGATTTAGATGAGGCGCCTGGAGCATATAAGGATATTGATGTTGTAATGGCTAATCAAGCAGACCTCGTAGAGATTATAGTTGAATTAAAACCGCTTGCAGTTATTAAGGGATAAAAAATATCTAAGGATGAAATATACCAGTTATATTATTGACGGAGATTTCAATATTGATGGAATAGTAATTGAAAAGCAAGGGATTAAACAAATAACTATTTTAATAGGAATCACTGTTGCCATATTTGGGATGGTGATATTAACAGGTTTGCTGCCTATTACTATAACGGCAGATACTATGAGGCTTATAAAGTTAAGATATTACCTTATACAAAAGAAAATTCATAAGCAAATGTATATCAAGAATATATTGAATCCCTTTAATCTTCCAAGACAAGAAAAATTAAGATTACAATTATTATTGACAAAAATATAATGACAATATCTAAAGTTATAGACAAACTCATGGCAGAATATTGGAGAGATACTGAAGATGTTCAAAATTATGCCACGGTACGAAAGTATATACAAAGGGCTTTGGTAATTGGCATGGAACATTTTGATACTAATATGAACGAAATTGTTGCATTAAACCAATGGGGAGTTGTTGTTGGAAGATATAAAAGTGAATTAGAAGCCTCCACCAAATTAGGAATACCACAAGGGAATATAAACAATGTATTGAAAAAAAGAGCCCTCACTGCTGGGGGCTTTTATTTTGTAAAGGCAAAAGACTATACCATAAAAAAGGACTCACTTCCTAAATCTAATGACAGTTCCCAATCGGATACTATGAAAATTGTTTGATCCAAATCTTTGATACATATATCCCAATTCAGTTTGTTTCTTTGTCATAAGATCTACCCCTCCTCCAAATATAAAGCTGTTCTCATTTCCACCAAATGTAATATTCCCATAAAGGGCATTGCGAGGTTTTGCTAAGGGATTCTCAACAGTAATTAATTTAGGTACATAAACAATACTATCCTTCCTTATAGTCGTGACAACAGGTGAGAAACACCAATTACGGCTTAATAGTGTTCCCTTAATCTCAAAATCGTAATGAACATCAATGCTATCATTAACCAAACTGTCAGCATAAACTTTGATACTGTCTTTATCCTCAATTGGTTTTGGTAAGGGTTTTGCAGGTACATAAACAATCTCTCCTTTTTTCCAAATGGTATCTATTCTAACTTCCGGAGGTTTATTTGCTAATGCCATTATAGAATCCCAGACAGCTTTCTTAATTACCATTTCGTCTTCCTTAATAGAAGGAATGGAGTGCTTACATTCCTTTAAATATAGAACATAAAGCACTCCAATAATGATAATGACTAACACACCTGACTTCCACAAATCTTTCATTACCAGTGATTTAATATTAAGGTCTGCTTGGATCCTGATTTACATCTGTTGGATCTCCCTCAAGTATCTGTCCTTGGGAGTTGGTTACCAAATTAGCCAAAAGGTAGGATACCAATGCTAATGCAGCAGGAGTGTAAATGCCTGACCAGGTAAATGGAATGCCTGTACTTAAGATTGTTTGTAGCGCACCAAGTACAGCCGTAACAAGTGCTATTGAAAGACCTCTCAACAGATCCCTCAAATTTAATCTAAAAAGTTTTGATTTTGCCATGACATTTAATTATTGGTTTGTATTAAAGAATAATTTCAAAATGGTAACCGTCTCTAAAAACCTCATCCTTTATTTCCGTATCGTCGTCCCAATCCCCTCCCCAGCGAATGAGATGAGTTATTTTGCCTTGATCAAACAATGAAAAAGCAGTTGCCTTAACAAATCCAGCAAAGTAATACAATCGTTCTGTATCCCCCCAATCAATAGGGTAAGGAACGGCATCCACTGCTTCTGATGGTAGATTATTGTGTTTAGACTTTTTAGTAATGCCGTCACAGTTAGTGACAATCTTACTCCTGTCCTTAACAATCCAGCTAACTCCATTCCAAACCCTTCCTTTCTTGTATAAATCAAATTGAAGTTGAGAGGAACGATGTCCGTAGGTTATTGCATGATCAAAATACTTTAGCACTTCATGAAATAACACCTGTAAATCTGGGTGTGCGGTACTCAGATTCTTTTCCGATGATTTTGAATATGTATTCATTGCTAATCAATTTTTCCAAATAGTTTTAATAATATATCATTGATCGCTCCAATATCATATAGGAATGTAATGACAACGACAAATAGAATCATTCCTGTTAAGATAAGCAACCAACGCTTCTTTATTAATGTCAAGTCCTTCTTAAGGTCTCGAAATTCTCTAATAACCCCTTTCCCTTTGTCTTGATTTTCCTCAACTGTTCTAAGACGGCTATTATGTTCCCTAATGGTATCCGACAATTCTCTTATGGTAAAGTTGAATGCTTGTAAATCTGCACCATACTTTATTTCAGATCCCTGTATTGTCAAACGAATAACCTCCTTGATCTCCTCATGACTTTTGTCATTTGCATCCTTAACCGTTTTTATTGCATCCAGAATTACATCATGATCACTCATACCATTCAAGTTTTAGACTGTTAAACCTTCAATAACTCATAGCATTGTCCCATTACCAACTGTGGCTGGAACTTTTGAATGCATTTTTTTATTAGAACAATTTCTTCCGCTTGTAAATCTACCTCCTCACCTGAGTCCCGTATCTTCTTATAAAGATCGTACTTGTCCAATTTATCTTTTTCTTTATCCCCCTCCATTGGAATAAGTAAAGAATTGATAGAAACACTTCTTAATGAAAGAATGCTCTTTTCCATTTGATCTGTCAACGGGGTTAATCCATCGACGCCCTTCAATTGTGTGTTAATCTTGATTTTCATTGTAACTTTGATTAAGTTAATAAATATAAAAATAACTAATTTGAATTTGAAATCTCATACCAAAGATCGTCGTGGAACAATCCTATATCCAATTTCATCAATGTAATACTTTGATACTCTGTCAATACAATTGATGTATTTTGTACTCCTGCCCTAACAATAGGAATCCCTTGTCCATGAATTGTCCAATTTCTTGAAGTAGGATTTATAAGTACTATGGTCTGTCCATTGTCTTCAAGATTTGACTCCTCAGGCAGATACAATGTTTTATCAGCGCTTATATCTGCTACATATACATGATATGCAATTGTGTCAAGATATACCGTATCTTGTATCCTATAAGGAAGCCATTGTAGATAAGAATGAAACATTATTCCAGACCAACAATTAACATTGCCACGATTTATGTCCGCTCCTAAATCCACTTCTCCTGTAGAAGATCCTAAAACCACAGAACCGACCGCTGTTAAATCTCCCGCTGGAGTTACTCTAAACTTTGCGGAAGCTCTATTTGTATAAGTCGCTCCGGCATAAAAAGGATAATCTGATGGAGACATTCCAGAAGAAGTTGACGCTCCGGCACCATCTTTATATAACGCACTTGAACTTATAGACCATCCTCCAATTAAACCAGCGGTAGCAATAATAGAGCCTTTTAAATAGGCGTCTTGC